AAATCATTAGATAAACAACACGGAGGATCTCATTATAAAAAATTTAAGATACAGCCCGCAGAGTTTATAAATGAGAATAAATTGCTTTTTGCAGAGGGCAATGCTATAAAATATATTTGTAGGCATTCTGCAAAAGGAAAGGAAGAAGATATTAAGAAAGCAATACACTACTTAGAAATGATATTAGAGAGAGATTATAATGTGTAATACACCAGAGGATTTAGATTTAAATGGTATTGATACGGTCGCGATAGATATCGAGACATACGATCCTAATCTTAAAACAAAAGGATCTGGTGCAATACGTAAAGATGGTTTTGTTTGTGGCATAGCGGTTGCAACAGAAAATGATCTTGCATACTTTCCACTACGACACTCTGATACTGACATAGCTTTTGATAGGATAGATAAGATGTGGCAGGTATTAAACGATAAGATATTTCAAAACGAAAATATTACAAAAGTATTTCACAATGCAATGTACGATGTCTGTTGGATAAGAGCGGTCACAGGCATGATGATCAAAGGTAGGATTGTTGATACCATGATAGCTGCATCTGTTATTGATGAGAACAGATTTAGATACTCACTCGATGCACTATCAAAAGATTATTTAAACGAAGAAAAATATAAATACGATTTACAACAAAAAACATTAGAATGGTCTGGTGGCACAGTTAAGGATCCAATGACTAACATGCATAAACTTCCTGCATCTATAGTAAAAGAATATGCAAAGCAGGATGTAAATTTAACTTACAAATTATGGAAATTGTTTAATAAAAAAATTGACGAAGTATTATACACTAAAGATGACGGAGAACAAAAAACTTGTAGACAAATATTTGAATTAGAAACAAAATTATTTTTATGTTTAGTTGACATGAAATTTAAAGGCGTTAAAATAGATCGGTCAAAAGCGATTCTATTTGGAACACATCTTAAAAAACGCAGAGACCAGATAATAAAAGCGATAGAAAATATCACAACAATCAAGGTTGATATCTGGGCTGCAGCATCAATCAAGAAGTTATTAGATCATCTCTGCATAAAAGATTACAAGGTCACACCAAAATCTAAGATGCCCCAACTACCAAAAGACTATCTACGAAAACATAATAATAAATGCCTGCGTATGATTGCGAAGGCAAGAGAATATGACAAAGCAGTTAATACTTTTATAGATGGGCTGTTAGAATATGTGCATGAAGGTAGGATACATGCAGATATAAATCAGATAAGATCAGATACAGGTGGCACAGTCACCGGCAGATTCAGTATGTCTAATCCTAACCTACAACAGATACCTTCAAAAGGTTATATCGGTGGTAAGATGAGAGAACTATTTATACCAGAGGATGGCTGTAAATGGGGTAGTTTTGATTATTCACAACAAGAACCACGTATTGTGGTGCATTATGCTATAAAACTGGGCCTACCAGGCACAGAGAGCCTCAAAGATGAATTTGATAGGGATGATGCCGATTTTCATCAGATAGTCGCTGACATGGCTAATATCTCCAGGAAACAGGCAAAAACAATCAATCTAGGTCTTTTCTATGGCATGGGACGAATAAAATTACAGAGAGAGTTAGGTCTTGACCAGAGGCAAGCAAAAGAATTATTTAACGAGTATCATAGCAGGGTGCCGTTTGTAAGGCAGCTATCACAGGAACTCATAACATTTGCAAAAGAAAATAAACTACTATTTACATTGCACGATAGATTCTGCAGGTTTGATAGATGGGAGACAACAAACAAAGAATGGAATCCTGAAACAAATAGATTTAACGAGGTGCCATTGTATACAAAAGAACAGGCGATGGAAGCATTTAAAGCAGAGATGTTAGATAAATACAAAGAGAATAAAATAGATGCAAACTACATGGATTACTTTGAAAGATACTACACACCTGCGTTTACATACAAAGCCCTTAATAGATTGATACAAGGGTCAGCCGCAGATATGACAAAGAAGGCAATGGTAGATCTGCACCAGAAAGGTATAGTACCACATATACAAATACACGATGAATTATGTATTTCTATTAACGGAGGTTACATGGCTAACATAATTCAAAATGTAATGGAACAAGCTATACCTCTTGAGGTCAAGAATAAAGTTGACTATGAATCTGGACCAAACTGGGGTACAATAAAATGAGGTTGAACTATGGCTTATTTAAATGCAAACATTCCCGTAGAGTATGCGCAGATAAGAAGAGAATATCTTTATGATCTTAAAAAACATCATGGAGAAGTTGAAGACTGTATTGTCTTTGGTGTTAGCTGTATTACAGGTCGTGCTCTTTTATTTCATGCTATTATGGAAAATGGTGCGATCTTTTATAGATTACCTATTACAGCGTTTATTCAAAGAGGATTTAAACCCGAAGATGTACCCATACGAAGACTTGATGA